AATGTTTAATCCAGCATCGGTTAAAACCTCTAGTCGGCTTTTCCCCGTCCCGAGTTCCCGCACTTGTACATCGTGAGGTAGGATTTGCTCGGCTTTGTCCCATCCATTATGCCTTAACCAATTCACATAATTGTCGAGTCCGACCCCGTTGTTCTCGTAAAAGTCGATCATCCGGATTTCTGAACCCGCTATCTGAGCCACCCAAATCGCGGTTGAGTCTCCCATTCCTAAGTCCCATGCACAAACTGTCTTACAAAGGTCATCACGGGGAAACGCTTGAATGTGGTTACTTTCGTCTAAATCGTTGAGTAGCTGACCGTAGTAAGAACCCTCTACCGCTGCGTCAAACGAGCATTCAAACTCTTGAAGGTACTTAGCTTCCCCCATCTCAAACCGAGCCGCCTTGAGTTCGGCCTCGCTAATTATTCCCGTTTGAGAGGCTTTGAACTCCAGCAGTCCCCACCCGTCCTCAGTTTCTGCCCGATCTCTGAGGTCTTTGAAGTGGTTGCGACCCTTTGGAGTCCCCATAAACAAATTCCATCCGAGTCTGTCAGCCAATGCGGGTCGGATTACATCTGTCCATATCTTTGGGTTTTGGTCGCCAATCTCGTCAAGAATCACCCCATCGAAATACTGACCGCGCAGTGAATCGGGATTGTCTGACCCGTATAGCTGAATCCGGCGGTTCCAAAAGTCCACCCGTAACTCAGATATGTTCTCTGTCCCCCCGAGAGGTCTTGCGTACTTCGTGAGGTAGTCCCATGCCACCCGCTTTGCTTGCCCGTATGTCGGAGCAATGTAAGCATATCGCGGTGCTTCCTTTTGGTTGGTCACAGCATCTTTAATCAGATGGTTGATCGCGCTTACCGTCTTTCCCATCCTTCGATGGGCCACCACCACCCCGAATCGTTTAGCGTCTAGCAGAGTGTGAATCTGCAATTGCTCTTTTCTCGGGCTATACGGGATTACGATGGATTGTTCGGTTGCGCCCATGTGACTTTCATTTCAATGGGATTGTTCGCGTCTCCGGCGTGTTCTGTCCTTGCCAGCTTTGGAATGTGATACTCCACGACACTTTGGAATAACTCAAATGCCTTTGCGGGGTTTGGCTTTATGTCGTGAACGGGGTCGCCCTCTGCTACTTTGTCGAGCCAAATAGAGAGCCTCCATGCGTTCCCATCTACAAAGGTAGCTATGGCTTGTCTTGCCTCCGATGTGGCCTTATTGGGCGTTCCTATGCCCCTGCCGCCGTGTCTTACGCCACTCATATAGCCCCCACACTAATTTGGGCTACTATAGTTAGTATAGTTTGCTTTTGCATTACCAATTCCTTTTGGTTTGTTGGTATTACTTAGTATATAGCAGACTGAGTTCCTCATCTAGCTTGCGGCGTGTTTCGGGGTCTGCCAGTAGGCTTGCGGGTAATAGTCCAGCAAGAATGTCTGATTCGTTCCGGCGCATTGGGTCAAATGCTGCGAATCTTGACCGTAAGTCGCTCGGGTTAAATACGAGTCGCTCCTTATCAATATCAACACCGGAATAACCTCTGTTTCCTAATTCTTGATTTGATAATCGTTTCCACTCTTGAATGTTGAAGTTTGGGTTTTCGTTGGCTAACTGTTGCCGAACAAGATCGGATACCTCTGTTCTTGTGTCCACATTTGCCATCTCGCCCCTGCTCATCAATGGCATTGTCCTTGCCATTTCTCCACCAGCATAGCGTTCAGCATAAGCGGGTTCAAAACTTGTATACACACCCGCACCCATCTTTCCTTTTACCGATGGGGTAAATGTAGAAAAGTCTTGTGGCACATCAGTGGCGTGATAAACATCAGTCTCAAACCCCATAGCCTTTGCTCTGTCCATCGGCGTATTGTTTGGCGGTAGTCCTAACCCACCCTCACTGATTGGAAGTGCTGCGTTCTTTTGGGCAGTGTCTAATGCCCCTTGTTGGGGGAACTGAAATGGTGCTTTTTCTCCATCTCGTTCAAGTATCTTCAAACTCTTTTCTTCGCCGGGGAAAACCACAAAATTGCGTGTTCCTTGACCCGTTTCTCTTGAGAATTGATCTAAGTATTTGATACCGGGTATTCCTGCATCACTCAATCTTTTAACTATTTTGGGGTCTTTTAAATCAATAATTGCTTGAGGCGACAAGTTTCTCATGCGTACCTTGTCGTTTAAAAAATCATTGAGTTCAAATTGCCTAACTCTAGATAATGGCGAATCTCCGCCAACAAGTGCGGTACGCATTTTTTCAATTAAGTTTCGCTGTTCTGCCATTGGCTTATCCCAATCAAGCATATTTGCGATCTTGTCATCCGGTAGATCAACCTTATACAAGGTTCCGGAATTTGGTATTCCATCAAATTTGCTTAAGTCAATTGACTTGGCAAATTTCGTAGCTGCATCCCACCCAAACTCGGGGTCTGTGAATTGCTTTAAGACTGTTTCGGGATGGCTATGGGTCATGATGTTTTCCCAATAGGCCAATCTAGCACTAGCATCTTTTTCCAATGCCTTGTTGTTTGTCCGAAAAGCCTTCTCTTGATCTTTTTGGGCTTGCTCATACCAACTATCTATGGATTTGCCTTTGTACTTTGCCTTGCTCGTATCAAACCAATTTCTTTCCATTAGCTGATAGTCTTTTGCTACAGATGGATTTTCAGCAACATAAATGCCATATCCATAAGACTGTGCGCCTTCACCAGTTCCTATTTTGGAAGCGTCAAATTCACCTAATAGGTTTTTCTGTGTTGGTGGGAATTTATGAGGTGTGCCGTGATATGTAATCAACTGCATAGGCTTTGGCGTTATGTCACCAAGCAAAGACCGTGATGGCATACCCGACATTACATCTGCGATCTCTTGCCCTGCCATCCGAGCCGCACCCCTTGCCACTCGACCAGCCGCCGGAACAAATGGGGCTATAGCCAAAGCAGTATCAACCACTTCCGGTTTTGGCTTTGTCGTGCCACCAATGCCGCCAGCACCCGTAAACAAACTTCTACCGGACGGGTCATAGGCCAACAGACTCATTGTCTTTGCCGCTTCCGGAGCCATCAAAAACTTCATCAACCCTTGCATTTGTTGCGTTTGGGTCGGTGAGTACAGCTTTTCTAGTTGGTCAGCCAATAGCCCATAAATGGGGTTTCTCGGGGTCGGTCGGATGTAGTCCATGATTTCACCATTTAACCTTTGACGCCCACCATGCCGCACTCATCTTGCCTTTTTCGATGTTCTCAGAGTGTCGGGCTTTGAATGCTTCATTGCGCTTTGTCCCGTCCGGAGAGCCTTTTACGCCCTGCTGTCCGAATCGAATCAGCTTCACCTCATCCCCACTCTTTGCCAGCACAGCATGACTTTTAGTCGGATGAGATGGGGTTTTCTTTGGGGCGTTGTACCCCGAGAATGATTCTTTGCCGCGCTTAATCATTTCTTTGCTGTTTTAGCAGCAGCCTTGAATGCAGCCGCAGTGGGCGCACCCTTACTACCGACTTTTCTCATGCGCTCGGGATTTACACCTGCAGCCTTTTGAGCCTTTATCCGGTCTTGTTTGGCATTGATGTTTGCGTACAAGCCCTTCATTTTTTGGCCTTGTTGGTTGCGGTGCGCTTACCCCTCATCGGGAGATTAGCCTCACTCATTGCGATTGCAATGGCTTGCTTGGGGTTCTTCACGACTTTGCCGCCCTTACCGCTGTGCAAGTCACCGCGCTTGTATTCGCCCATGACCTTGCCGATCTTCTTTTGCATTGCGTCTGAGACTTTCATCATTCTGCTTCTCCTTCGCTGTCATCAGTAATAGGGCCACCGACAATCCATGCCGAGCAAGTGCGTTTTGATGCACATTTGAAATGGAACACTTCACAGTAGCCCAAATCACCCGCTTCGATCACATCCCATGCGTCTGCATCCTCACCCATGCCCTTGTCGATGCAGTCCAGCATCTCAGTGGTCTGAATGAATGCCGCACAGTTACCGCAAGTTGATTTCTTTGCTTGAGAGGCTGAAAGTCGCCAACCCTCTCCGAGTTTGCGCCAATAGTCGTTGTTTGGTTCGTTAGGGTTCATCGGCCCATACATCGCCTTGTCAATCGCTTTTTGGCGACACTTCAAGTTCTCAGCAACATCTTGAGTGGCAACGGGGCATGAATCGCCCTCAGCGTCCATAGAGTCAATTGCTTTGCTTTGCTTGATCTCGATTGAAATCTCAGCAGCGGGGGCTAAAAGTCCGGTCATATAAACCCTTAAAAAAGAGGGGCCACTAGTGCCCCGGCCTCAGACTGTTCACTTGTGGGAGGAAACACCACCAGCATCGGTTAATCGTATTCTAATGGTATTCCAATGTCTCGGGGCCACAAATCCAACAGAGTCATTGTAAAGACCGTTTTCTTGTGCGCCTCAATCCATAGTCGTTTTCTCTCGTCTTTGGACAGATGTTTTCCTTGATCTAGTTCTTGATGGCAGTCTTGACAGAGTGCGGCAGTGTAAATATCGCTTGCCTTTATCCCTCTACCCTTGCCGTGTTCCGACCAATTGGAGTGTGCCGCTTGTACTGACCCGTCCCGTCCGCAGTGCTGACAGAGCAAAGATGCCACATTCTTGAGGTGGGTCTTGCTCCGATAGTAGGTGTACTTTGGAAACATCAAGCCCATGAGCATCCTTATAGGTTGTTGGTGGATGGAATCGAACCAACGACTCGATTGAGGCCACAGCAGTCATTGCCTGCTGCCTCGGAGTTCCCCTATCCGTTCTACCAACTGAACTACACCAACACGGCTGGGGACTGTTTACTTCGGGCTACCTCGCGGCGTTACCTTGTTGGTCGGCACCCAATCCCCATGCGTGTTGGTTGGTGTCCCCATGAGGCAGGGTAGGTAGCAACTGAACCGAAGCACCACGGAGCCAAACCGTTTACACCAACACCTTTATCCTACCTCAATTCCTTTATTTGCTGACCATGCCAGCAACCATTCAATGAACTCGCTTCCATCCTCAATAGTGAACTTGTGAGACTGCAACCCCAATTGAACCACCCTTTCGCCATCAAGTGATGGGGCTACCTTTCCGATCTTGCGATTTGTCTCATGTGCCCATTGGTCTATCAATAATCGTTTCCAATCGTCCGCAGTCCATTTTGAACCCGCGCCTTTCATGGCGATATATATTTTATGAATGATGCCGTGAAACATATCATTCTGTTCTGCACTGCGCCGAGATTGTTTTATTTCAATCCGCAGTTTTTGCCCTGCCATCAATGTGGCTTTGATTTGAGGCCACAAGTCTTTTAATACTGCGTGTCCTTGTTGGGGGTTATATAAAGTGTAGTTCATGTTGCCATCATTTTCAATTTTGTTTGACCTTTGGCCGGCAATAATTCCTCTGCAAATACATCTTTGCCATTTACAACATAACTGATACGACCATATTTATTGATGGTGATTTTTTCAACCACACCTATAAATGGTTCAACAGTGTGTTTAAAAGGATATACCGGTATTTTCTGACCGACCTTTGCGTGTACTTTATGCCAATCTATATCGTGTCTCATATTTCTTTCACCATAATATCTATTCCCTCAGTTTCAGAATAAACCTTTGTCAAGTGCAAATCCACCACTTGTTTGTCATCAAGATACACGATGCCATTCATGCCATCCAATACAGCCTTCACTATGTTGTCAATGTCGGGCTTTTTGGTCGGGCGTTCGAGTCCTTCAATACAAGCCTTTTGGCGAGTTTTTGAGTAGGATGGCGGTATGGGTACTCCGATGTGAAGATAAGCCGCTACAGCCCCGATTAAAGGGCTTGTAGACCCCATCGCTTGTTTGGCATAGGTCTGTATCGACTTCTCGTAGGTCAAAGTCTTTGCATCGGTGTAAGTTTTGACAAAGGTTCCTTGTCGTGCAAAGCGGGGTCTGCCTTTTCCGGAGACTTGTGGGACAGTGAAAAATATTTGAATCATTTTAATTGTGTCGCGTTGCTCATGTCGATATAAGCGTTTGACCGGATTATCTGACCACCGTTTATATTTTTCTGCGTTGCTGTTTGGAAAATAGTTATCTCCGGCACATAACCAATGTGGTTTGATATTTGTTGAACAAGCAAAATCTCAGATTGGTTTAAATATAAAAATCCGGTGAACGGGACGCATAATGCTTTTGCAATTTGCTTTCCCTTTTCGAGTTTATCAAATGTCACCAACCACTGATAATTAAATCGTCCGATAAATTCTTCAATGGTCAAGTCTCTGCATTTGGTTTCGACCACCCGCATGATTTGATTTTGTTTTATCAAGATCGCGTCAATGTCTGCGGGTTTGTCTTTTGGTGTTTCGCAATACTCGTAATCGGGAAAGTGTTTAGCGAATATCGCCATTGCTCGGGCCTCCGCTTTGAGCGATTCTCTCCCTCTCGGCGTTTTTATGTCCATCAATGCGCTCCCTCACCATGCGGGGTAATTCTTTCCACATATCGCTCGAATCGCGTAGTTCCTTCACCCGATGACGGGTGTACTCTGTCCAGCCCTTCGTCATCGCCAATGTCGCGTAATGATCGGCTAACTCGTTGAGCATTCAAGTCCCCCGTTATCGTGAGTGCTTTGTTGATTCTCCATGTGGGGATTGCAAACCCCAACTTCACAAAGTTGAGTAAATCATGTGCTTGTTGCTTGTTCATAATTTTGCCAACCATTGTTCATAAACTTGCTTTGCTATTTGTGCTGTCATTATTGGTGGAACACTCATTCCAATCAAATAATGATATTGGCTTTTGCAAAAATCATAATCTTGTGGATAGCTACCAATACAACAGCTTTCAAATTTATTTGGCTTCCTATATTCATCAAACAGGTATATGCAGTCACTATTGGCTGTGTATGTTGGAGCAACATCATTTTTGTAAAGGTACACATTATTAAATGATGATTGTCTATTGCTTTCTCGCATCAAAGCATCACAAAATGATTTATCTCCATCTTTTTTAAGATTCCAATAATCGTACATTTTCCCTCTCCCTGCTGGCCTATCATCCACACCCTCTTGATAAAACTCCCCAAAAGTAATTTTCTTTTCTTTAAATTCAAGATTTAATTTTGGCGCCATAGTAAACATATCTTTTGCTTCTAAAAAAGGTTCTGCTAAATCTTTTCTAAATGCAATAAAGAAAACTCTTTCTCGTCTTTGTGGTACACCCATTGATGAACTATCAAGAAGCCAATGCTGGACAATGTAGCCTGCTTCATCAAATGCATCATAAATACGAGATACATATCCTCTAGCCTCACCAATAAGCAAACCTTTCACATTTTCAGCAATAATAATTTTTGGCTGTAGTTTTTTTGCCAAATCAATGAAGTCAAAGAAAAGAGTATCCAATACCTGTTCAGCCTGTCCCTCACGAAACTTTTTTTCTTTACCCCAATCATCACCACGATTTCCTGCCATTGAAAAGCTAGAACATGGCGGAGAACCATCAAGAATATCTAAGTTATAAAGTTCTTCTGGCAAGTCATCTCTATTTTTAAATGTTTGTATTGGTTCAAGATAGGCATATTTTGGATTGTGATTGGCTTTATATGCCTCAATCATTTTTGGGTCAATTTCATTGCACCCTAAAACATCAAAGCCAGCCAGCTTGTAACCCATTGTTGAACCACCACCACAAGCAAAACAGGAAAAAACTTTTCCCTTGTCTTTTGTGAAATTAGCGTCTGCCAATGTCCATTTATATGGAAATGTATTCATGCTTTTCCCCTAAGTGCTTGCATTATTTGGGCGCGTATCTCAGCCGGAGGTGGCCCCGTTCGTGCCTTATCTTCGTCCAGCTTAACAAGTGCGGGGTCTCGCTCGGTCTTGCTCGGCACTGTGACTTTGGCAATGTCAGCAAAGTTTTGCTTTGGTGCAACCCATTCGGCTTTGAAGGCTTGCCAACCACGCACACAGCATTCCGACAATGCTTGCTCCATCGACCACCCCGCTTTGTCTGCTTCGGCTTTGATGCCATCAATGGCCCGTTGGGTGATGGGAGCCTTCTTTGCTTTGCGTAGGGTTTTGAAGTCTTGCCAAACAGAATCAGAAACGCCGGTAGGCGTTGCAACGACAGTTGCTGTATTCTTTTGGTTAGTGGTTATATGGTTAGTGGTTAGTTGCTCAGTAGTTGCACACTCGTTCAACACCTGTTCAACACTTGTTGCACTACCGTTCTTCCGGCGTTCAGCAGATGCTTTACCGGCGTTAGATTTTTTGGCAAGAAATGCTTTGTAGTCTGCAATCTCTTGATCGCATCTTGTGTGATGCCATCCATTTTCAGCCAACCAAAAAAAGGAATTTAAGAGCAAATCTGTTTCTTCAATGGTCGCGCCAATTTGGAAAGCCAAAACTTGCGTGTCCGGTTTTAATGGCTTTTCTGAGTCGTAGTACATCCACAAAAGCCGTAGATAGGCCATTGCTTGACCATCAGTTAAACGCGCTGTGGCCTTGATAAAGTCACCAATGTGGTGCTGGTAATAGTGCATTGTTTTCACCTTTTTCATCCACCTTTGAAAGAGAACTGCGGCAGGGGAAGGTGTAACCCTTTTCAACGGGGGAGCAAATCCCCATCTAGCCGTGTTCCAAACTACATATTACATCAAAAACAATTTGTTGTGCAATTGCTACCGTAACAACAAGTCGTGCAGGTAACGATGCGTCCACCCGACATGATTGTGTGAGTGGTGCAAGATGCCCATGCCAAGCTGACAGACAGAGCGAACCAAATTCCTACGAGTGCTTTCATGATGTTCCTTCGGGTTTTTTACCAATGAGCCATTTCGGTGAGGGTTTGCACCGTTCTTCTAAGAGCATTTCCCTCTGAAAATCCTTTGTGCAGTCCTCACAGATGTGGACGGGTTCAGCAACGATTTTGGCGTAGCCGACCCATTCACGATACTGCTTTTCAGATGGGAAGCAATGTGGATACATGATTCATTGTGCTAGATGTTGTATTTTCGCACATTAGGGAAAGTCCTAATGCACATTGCTATATTTAGCGATACAGTACATCCATTCCCCAGCACAACGCATAGGGTCTTTTAGGAAACACATGAGAAATCTATCCTACACCACCGAAGTCCACAGCATCGACTACGGTTATCTCACGGTCGAATACGACTATTTTGAGTCCGATGATTCTGTTGGTCTTTCAGAAACCTACGATTGGTTCGCTTACACGGTCGAAGCGTTTGAAGATGAACCTGCCGGAACTGAGGTCACCTACGAACTGACAGCAGCAGATCAAGCATCAATCTATGCACAGATCAAGAAACACCATATCACCATGTTGGAGGACTTCCATGCTTAACAGAACCAAATTCCCCCGCACATTCAACGAAGCATTCCCCAACTCGATGGAGAACGGGGCTTGCATTGAGATTCATGTAGCGCAATTGACACTAGCCGATAAGGTAGTGCGTGTGGTGAGCCTCATCGGGCTTATCGTGCTTGCTCTCGATTGTTTTATTTGGAGACCCTAATGGACGCTGATTACATCATCAACTCTGTCAAACAAACCTCAGAGACTTTGTACCGCGAACCTCAGATCGATCTATCTGAAAGACTGCTGTACCGCATTCAGATGCTAGAAGGCCACATTCGCGTGTTGGTCAACCACATCGATAACGCTCGTGACGAAATCAAAACTCTACAAACTGAACTCATTGCAAAGGAATCCAAATGAAAGTTTATAAAGCCATTAACGCTGTTCAATCAGAATTGTCATCTGTTGGCATCACAAAAGACCGTAGGAATATGCAGGGCAGCGGATATAACTTTAGGGGCATTGACGATGTGTATAACGCTATTGCGCCACTATTGGCAAAGCACAGCCTTTGCATTCTGCCCCGTGTTCTTACCCGTGAATGTGTTGAACGAGCAAGCAAGTCGGGTGGCGCATTGTTCTATGTGACTGTTGAGGTTGAATTTGATTTTGTCTCAGCAGACGATGGGTCAAAGCACACCGTCAAGACATTTGGCGAAGCAATGGACAGCGGAGACAAAGCCACCAACAAAGCTATGTCAGCAGCGTACAAGTATGCAGCCTTTCAAGCCTTTAGCATCCCCACAGAGGCCGACAACGATGCAGATGCCCATACCCATGCAGTCGCGTCAAAGACCGTCTTAATTGCCCCTTTAATCGCTTCCATAGATGCCGCCACCACAGAAGATGAATTGAAGGTTGCTTACTTTGAGGCCATTAAGGTTGCCGGACATGATGCCGCAGCTAAGAATGCCATCATCATTGCCAAAGACTTGAAGAAAGCGAGTCTGTAATGGAACAAGGTTCACCGGAATGGTTTGCCGCCCGATTGGGTAAGGTAACCGCCTCTCGCGTCTCCGATGTGATGGCAAAGCTAAAGACGGGTGGGTATGGTGCGTCACGGGACGATTACATGGCCCAACTCATTTGTGAACGGTTGACGGGTGAGAAGGCTGATTCCTTCACTAACTCAGCTATGCAGTGGGGCACAGAGACCGAGCCATTGGCCCGAGCGCACTATGAGATGGTGAACTCTGTATTGGTTGAGCAAGTGGGGTTTATCAGTCATCCGGACATTGAAATGGCTGGAGCCTCACCCGATGGGATTGTGGGCAATGGAATCATCGAGATCAAGTGTCCCAACACTTCTACCCACATCGATACTCTATTGTCAAAAACAGTGCCCTCAAAGTACATCAAGCAAATTCAGTTTCAGCTTAGATGTACGGGAAAAGAATGGTGTGATTTTGTTTCCTTTGACCCGCGATTAAAAGGGTTGGAAATGTTCACCAAACGAGTCGAGCGAGACGAGAAGCTAATCAGTGAAATGGATGCCGAAGTGGTGAAGTTTCTCGCTGATCTTGACACAAAACTTGAACTTTTAATGAAAGAAAAAAATGGCACTGCTTAAAGAAATCACAGTCGTTGCGGGTTCTTACAC